GAAATTCATGTACTTCGACACTGTATCAAAAATTCAGTTATGATACCAGAAACATAATCAGAAATCAAAAATATCAGGAGGTTTTCCCTGAAATACAACTCGCACCCGACAAACAAAACTTAGACGGTTGGAATTTGACAACTTCCAAACAGGTAGCTTATTTTGGTGCAGGTGTGGGAGGTACGATTATCGGATTTGGTGCAAATTTAGCAATAACAGATGACCTGTATAAATCAATGCAGGATGCACTTTCAACAACAACAAACAGCGGTGTTAAACTGTGGAAGGAGTCGGCACATGACAGCCGAAAGGAAAAAAACTGCCCTGAAATTTATATCGGTACACGCTGGACAAAAGACGATATAATCGGGGATGCGATTGACAACGGATATATCAATAAATCAATATCAATACCCGCTTTAATTGAAGGCAAATCATTTTGTGAGGATGTGAAATCTACGGAGGAATATCTGCAAATTAGCGAAAGGATAGATAAAAGCACATGGAATGCAGAGTATATGCAGAACCCGTTAAGCTTAGATGGTCTTTTGCTTCCAAAAGAAAGCATGAAGTTTGAAAAGATGCAGGACATTGAACCAATCTACTCATTTGCAGTTGGCGACCCTGCGGATACAGGTGGCGATAAATTCTCAATGCCATTCATTCATGTTCACGAAATTGACGGAAGGATAGTCTTTCATGTTAAGGATGTAATTCATTCAACAACTGGTATTGAAGCAAACACGGAAAGAGTACTCGATAAGATGCACGAATGGCAATGTGAAGATTTGTTCTATGAAAGTAACGGAGTAGGACTTGCAGCGGTTTTACTGATTAAAAACAGATTGCGAGCAGGGCAAAAGATACACGCTTTTAATTCTACGATAAACAAGGATGTTCGGATATTTAGTCATTTTGAATTTGTACAGAAATTCTTTGTCTTTGATGCTGACTTTGAAGCGAAGCCGGAATACAAATCGTTTATCGCTGACGTAACTAATTACAGAAAGGATGGAGATAATCAGCACCGTAAGGACGCTATAGATGTGCTTTGTTCAGCTGCAAACATTTTGAAGATAAAGTTCAAAAATTTATTATATTAATGTGGGTTTTGGTTCAATATCCGAGTATTTCATTCAGAAATTTAATGCTACTGACATTGTGAGTTATCCCGCATTCGGTTGACAATTCTATGTCGACACAAATTTTTTTCCTTTTAAAATAATCACGTATAGCAAGAATGTACGGCTCGTAATCTTTTTGTCCGGATGTTTCGACAAAGGAGCGTTTTGAAATTATAACCCTATTATGACCGGCAGGCAGGCAGTCAAGACTAATCATTCTTTGAACCGTTCGAATAGATTTATTCGGGTAAAATTTATCACGATATTGAATTGCAGTGTACAACATATTTTATTATTTTATTTATTTTGTCACATACACGACAAATATAGTTGATTATTTTAACCTATACAATAAATTTGCTAAAAAATAAATTTATCGGGATGGCTTGGTCAGATTTTATAAAGAAATTTCAGGTTCAAAATATAAGCATCGTGGAGCATGGTAATGACTACGACACTGAACGCGTTGGCACAATTCAGATACCTGATACATTGAAAGATGACAACGCCTTTAACCTTGCATCTACTGTTTCGGAGATTTTTAACCCGATTGATTTTTTGTCTGACCGTGCGAGCAAGTTGAGATTTTTTATCGCCGATAACAAAACTGGCGACGAAATTGTAAACAGCCCTTTCAAGAGATGTATAGATAACCCGAACCCGCTTTACACATTCAGCGATTTATTTTATCAGGCAGTTTTCAGTTATTTGGCTGATGGTAACATTTACATTTATCAGAATGTGCCGTCAATTTATGATAAGATAAACACAAACACAATTGACAGGCTGGATGTTCTAAATCCGAACTTCATTTCGATTGACGAATACACAAGTATTTCGAGGCTGGATATAAAACGTATTAATGATTTTATCAAACGTGTTTATTATCACGAAAACAGACGCAGAGAGTTAGACCGTGAAAAGTTGATGGTATTCACGTATGATTGGCAGTGCAGGGATTATTCTAATTTTATTTGTCGTTCACCGCTTTTCAAATCGTACAGAAGCATTAACAACCTGCTTGCAACTTATTCGGCTCGATATAACATTTACGTTAACAATGGTGCAGCGGGATATTTAGCAAAGAAATCAAATCCAAAAAATGAACTCGAAGAAACGCTAAATCCGACGGACCGTGATGCAATTCTGAAAGACATAAACAACCGCAACGGTATTACAGGCAATCGTAATCTTTGGGGCATTTCATCAGTTCCGATTGAGTTTATCAATACGCTGGCAGACATTCAGCGACTTATGCCGTTTGAGGAAACGCTCGAAGATGCTATCAAGATTGCAGCCACATATCAACTGCCTGCCGTGTTGGTTTCGAGAAAAGACCAATCAACTTTCAATAACCAAAAAGAAGCCGAGCGGAGCGTCTGGGAAAACACACTGATGTCGATTGTTGATACTGTCGCATCATATTTCACAAAGGCGTGGATGTTGGAAGGCATTCAGATAAAAGCCGACTATTCAACAGTATCGGCATTGACTGAAAACGATATTGAAAAGGAGAATTTGAAGTCAGTTAAAATTGAAAATCTGATGAAAGTTTTATCTATTAAGCCTGATTTTGATGTTAACACAGAAATTGAGAAAATATATGGAAAAAGTTAAAGAGGAAGAACTAAAAGACAATCGTATTTGTCGGGCATTGATTGAGCCGCAACCCGAAGGGTCTGATTACGATTTTGTCGCTGTGGCTGTACCATCAGAGAATGGGCAGATAAATTACAACTGGCGGGATGATGAGTATTACAATCAAGTATTACGGACATCACAGGAAAATATAAACACAAGTAGGCTCGACAGCGGGCTGCCGTTATTCGATAATCACGTGTATGACAAATCGGCGATGAACACACTCGGAATTACTACTGGGTTTGAATTTACCGAACGAGGGCTGGAAGTAAAATGTAAATTCGGAAACCGTGCTGATATGGCACTACGCAATGATGTGAAAGAAGGTATTATCAAAACTGTCAGCATTGAAGGCAGCATTCAGCAGTACGATGTCAAACGTGAGGCTGGAAAATTGCCTGTTTATTTTGCAACATTATGGACACCAGAAAGTCTATCATTCGCACCAGTTCCGAATGACATAGGGGCACAAATCGAAGTTCAGAGGGCAATAAACAATCAACTTAAAAAAGAAAAAGAACCCGAAAAAAAAGAGGAAGAAAAAGCTGATAATTATAAAACATTGATAAACAAATTTTAAACACAAAAACAGAATGAAAAAGGAAGAATTTATGAAAATCGTTCGGAGCAAAGCAAAGTCAGAGCTCAACGAACAAGAAGTGGCTATGTTTGAAAGCATTGGTGACGGCATCGAAAGAGCGCTGCAAATGGAGCAGGTTGAACGTAAAGCCGAATTCGACAAACTTACAGCAATGTTAGGCGTTGTTGAAGAAGGAAAGACTATGTCAGACGTCATTCGTGCATTGGCTGCCAAACTTGACAGCGTGGAAGCACAATCGAAACGCTCACTTTCAGCCGGTGAAAAATTTCAGTTGAAACGCGCATTGGAAGCCAAAAAGGATGAAATCATGCAGGTTATACGTGGCGAGAAAGCAACCCCGTGGGGATTGGAATTTCGAGCAAAACGTGCTGCCTCTGCATTGATGCAGACAACAACCGTGTTGACAGGAGCCTCTGCTATCAATACAGATAATGTGTTTGATGACCTTGAAGTAACAGTAATCAAATATCCTGTGAACTTTATCGGAGATGCTATCAACAGCCGTCAGGTATCTGTTGTTCCCGCATCTTTGAAGTGGAAAGAACAAATCACAGCCGGAACAGGTGCAGCAGGAGTTATTGCCGAGGGCGTTGAGAAAACATTGGTTGATTACAAATTCAGCTGGAAATATGCTTATCGTAAGAAATACGCTGGCAGAATTGAATTTACAGAAGAAACTGAAATCGACTTTGAACAACTCACTTTGGACATTATCGACATGTTCGAAACAGATGTACTTCGTGCATACAATGCAGGTCTATTGGCTGACATCGTTGCATGGACTCCGGATTACGTATCATCAGCACTTGACGGAACGCTGACAAAGCCGACGATTTTGAATGTGGTTAATGCTGGAAAATTAGCTGTTGCAGTGAACAACTACAACGCTGACACGCTGATCATCAATCCTGCCGACTATGCAGGTGTACAAAACATGCAGAACGCTGATGGCGACCCAATCTTTGTACCTGATGCAGCATTGTTTCCAGGACTTCGTGTTTTTGTTACCAACAACATCACACAGGGAACAGTATTGGTTGGTGAAGGCGGCATTGTAAAAGAACAGCACGGAGCATTCATACTTCGTTCCGGTACTTACGGAAATCAGTTCATCGAAAACGAAAAAACAATCGTTGGTGAATTGTTCAGCGTTTTGAAATTACCTACTGAAAGTAAAAAAGGTTGGGTAAAAATGGACGTTGAAACAGTTCTCGATGCTCTTAAAGTCGCAGGTGCATAAAGATAAAAAAGCGGGTGGTGAAATATCCGCCTGCTGATTATTAACACTAAAAAACAAAGCAGAAAAATGAAAAAGTTTTTATTGATAATTGCATTCGTTGTTGGCATGTTTGCCATGCAGGCACAGACTGTTAAATCGTATATGTACCCGGCTGGGACATACACAAAAACGTACACCGGAATGGCAGCCGATACGCTCGGAGTTGGTCAGACCACATGGGGTTACGAAATGGAAGTGAACAAACCTGATGGGCTGTTTTACAACACCCGCGTAAAAGTATCCGATAAAACAACAGGAGCAAATGGAGTGGCAACGGTCAAGTTGCAGGGCAAATACTTTGACACGGACACCTATTCCGATATTACAACGGTTACTTGGACTGGCGTTGGGTCAACAGATAGTATAATTCCTTTTCAAAATATAAGCACCAAAAACTATTACAGGTATATAAAAGTATTAGTTACAAGAACTGGGGGGATGTTGAAAGTTGACTACATAAAGAATAGTTTCAAGAAGTAGTCAAAACAAATAACACTTAAGAAAAGGTTGGTCACACGACCGACCTTTTTTTTTACATAAAAAAAAATATGCAGATAGAAAAATACAGTGTTTACGAATTTCTTTTATTATCAGAAGAAAAGCGGGCAGAGATGACAGCCATCTACAACCTTGTTACTTTCGACGTAGATTGCAAAACATGGACATTCGAAGCAGTGAAAGAAACACAATATCAACTTAAACGACAGCTCGATTATAAATCGATGATTGAGATTGTGAGCCGTCAAATAAACACTGACATTTTAAGTATTGATGCTCATGTATTTTTCGGAACGTTTAACGGGATAGCTAAATCAATACTTGAGATTACAGAAATTGAAAACAACGCACTCGGACACACGCCAACTGGCGATGAAATGATTGCATCAGAAGAAGTCGGCGGGTTTGAAAGTTTCGGATATTTGCCTGAACTTGACAGACTTGCGAATGGCGACATTTTGAAATATGATGCAATAAAGAAACAAAGTTGGTCAGATTGTTTCGCTAAACTGGCTTACGAGAGCAGGCAAAATAGATACCAGAATAAAATGATGGAATTAATACATAAGAAAAATGATTGAACTACACAACGGTGATTGCCTTGAAGTAATGAAAGGGCTGGCTGATAATTCGGTGGATAGCATCGTAACAGATCCGCCATACGAATTAGGTTTCATGGGTAAGTCTTGGGATAATACTGGAATAGCCAATAATGTAGATATGTGGCGTGAGTGCCTAAGAGTTTTGAAACCTGGCGGTTACTTGCTATCCTTTTCAGCAACCCGAACCTATCACCGTATGGCTTCGGCTATTGAAGATGCAGGTTTTGAAATTCGGGATATGATAGAATGGGTGTATGGTAGTGGATTTCCTAAGAGTTTGAATATAGGTAAAGCAGTTGATAAGTTGCAAGGGAATGAGAGGGAAGAATTAAACGAAAGGGGTGGAGCTATCCAAAAAGGAAGCACAAATTGGCAAGGGCAAGACAGA